TCCAAAGGCACCTGAACCTGTTCCCGAACCTCCAAAGGCACCTGAACCCGAGGCAGTCGAACGTGAAGTGACAACTCAAGAACGAGAAAATTGTAAGGCAAGGTTGGAAGAATTGGGTATTCGATCTCTCAAAGACTATCGTAAGTGGATGGCAAAAAATAAGGATAGTCCGGATATTCCAGAGATAAACAACTGTGTCGATTTAGTTCTCAAAGGACGAGCCGGTGGTTTGCGGAAAAAGAAGTTAAGGACTCGCCGTGGAGGTAAACAAAAGAATGTCAGACGAACTCGTCGTAGCTAAAACGGTTCAGACTGCTCCCATTCGCACACTCGCAGAGGGGTTGAAGTCTATGTTGGTGGAGATGAGTTTGGTGTTTGATAAGGACGGGGTTCGCATGATTGCGATGGACAATACTCGCACAGTCTTGACGCATATGCGACTGTATGCGAACAAGTTTGAGCATTACGAGTACAATCATTCTGCTCCGCGTTTGGATGTGGGACTGAACACGGATCATTTCTATCGTGTCGTCAAGACTGTGACGAACGATGATACCATCACGTTTTCTGTGTCCAAGGCAGAGTCAAACCACCTTACAATAACGTTGGAGAATGGTGAGAAGAAGAGACGCGTTCGCTATCGCCTGAATCTGTTGGATCGCGATGATAGTGATATTTCCATCCCGGAACGTGAGTTTACCACCCGAATCACTATGCCTTCATTGGATTTCCAGAAGATCTGTAGGGACATGACACTGCTGTCTGCGAAGACCGTGGACATCAAGAATGTCGGGAATTCACTGACTTTTACCTGTAAGGGTCCTTTCGCAACTCAAACGGTTACTATGGGTGATTCTGCGTCTGAATTGAACATTGATAAGAAGGAGAGTGATGAGATTGTTTCAGGTACATTTAGTCTTCCTCACTTGGTCTTGTTTACCAAGTGTAGCAACCTGTCCAACAATCTGGAGATTCATCTTAAGAACGATTGGTTCTTGATGATCCGCTACGTGATCGCAAACCTCGGCGATATAAAGCTTTGCCTGATGCCCTGCTCTGCTTAATACGACGTGTCTTCCGACCGCCTTTCTTGGGTTTGAGTCGTTGTTGTAAGACATCATACAATCCTTTTACATCCGCGTCAGTTACATTCCCACGTTTGACTGCCTGACTGAATCCCGGATAGTTTCCAGATACAGCAAGAGCACGTGCTTTTGTTCCCGACATCTGAGTTGGGTCTGCGGATTCTGATTCGTCGTCCGCATCCCGAGACACCGCATAAAACTTGGGAGGATTGACATCCTCCAGTGATTTCCACATTTGACCTGTTGGACCGAACTCGGTCGCCCGGTCAGATCCTGCGACTAATGTAACATCTGTGTATCCCTTATCCACCAAATAGACATAGGCTGCGAGAGGTCCTCCACAACGAGGGTCACATCTTGCGGTATCCACGAATGTAATTCCAATTGGAAACATCTTCTGGAGAAACTCTACCTTTTCCGCAGAGGTCAGTGGGTTTTTCAGTTTCTCTTTTCCAGTTCCTTGTGTAGAGGAAACAAAGACGAATGCCTCTGCTCCTTGTGACTGTGCTAGACTTGTGACAACGTCCATCATTGCCGCATGTCCTATTGTAGGGGGTTGAAATCGTCCTACGGCATAGACCGCTTTTTTCATTGTTTCTAGCATAGGAAATGAACCAACGAACACGTCCTCTCTATATGGAAGAACTCAACAAAACCCAAGCACCTCTGTCTGCAGACGGATGGGAAGAAAAACCCGCGAAAAAGAAAGGAGGAACCATGGCGAAGACACGTAGGAATAAGACGACCGGGGGGGATATCGTAAACCATCTGTTGACGATTCGGAATCAAATTAAGTTGTACCACTGGCAGACTCGCGAGTTTGCGCGTCACAAGGCCACGGATGACCTGACGGCTGCTCTGGATTTGAACATTGACGCATTCGTAGAATCCTATATGGGACGCTACGGACGCCCGACTGTCTCGGGAAGTATCAAACTCCATAATTTCAGTGAGAACGCCGCCAAGGCATTTGTCGCCAAGGAGACCAAGTATCTGGAGAAGGAGTTGCCTCGGAAGATTGGAAAGAATGATAGTGACCTACTGAACCTACGAGACACCATTTTAGGCGATCTCACCAAGGTATCCTACTTGTTTACCTTGAATTAATATAGACCAATTGCAATACAAATATTTGTCCCTGCTGTCAAACTCCCACCCGAAACCACACATCTTGCTTGGAAGTAGTTGGAAGTCTCAAACGTGGCGGCAAAGTTGTTTATAACTTGATTTTGTGTTGAACTATTCAGAACGACGGTCTTAAATGAAGTTCCAAGCACATTCGGTGTTGCTGATTTGTACAGATCCACAGTAACAGTCACTCCGGCGGGAATTGCTACTGTAGATGAAATCACGCCATCGAAGATAATTACGCGCTGGGCGAACGGAATACCGACAACAAGATTGGCAAAATTTGCGACACTCGTACCTGGACTGAGGTAATATGTTCCTGCTGGAGTAACTTCTATACTCCCTTGCCCACTGTAGTTGATTGTCGGACCCAAAACAAACAACAAGTGTGAAGGTTCTGTCGTTACCGCGAATCCGTTTCCATTCGCATTGTTGTTGACCAGATCAGTGAATCCCAACTGAATAACACCTGCCGTTTGATTGATATCATGAAGAACCCCGGAAATCGTAGTCGTTTTCGAATCAAACACCGCACCTGGGTCTGTCGTTTCTACACCGACGATGTCTGTCCCAGTTCCTCTTGCGTGAACGACAATATCTCGAACCGAGAAACGATTTGCGCCACTCACGAGTATACCACGAGTGATACCCGTGCTGCTCGATATCACACCGATTGTAGACCGCTGAATTGAATTGGCAGCAATAAATGTAGACGGATTGGCTGTCGTTCCTGCGCTTCGTACCCCTAAAATTGTATTGGAACCCGTTGCGGTAGATGTGACGGTCCAGATAGAGTTTCGTAACTTTGCTGTGGTAGATGTTCCAGAGGGAAAATCGCAACCAATGAGGTTGACGTTGGATGAAGAAGATAGGTTTAATGTAAAGTTCTCAAATCGACAGTTGCTACCCATAGTAAGCAGTGTCACATTGGAAGTAACATTCAAACGTTGAAGCACAACGGCTTGGGCGCCAGACCCTGTCACAGACACGCCTGAAGGAATTGTAAGGGATTCGTTATAAGTTCCTGCGTTCACCAACACATTCTCACCGGCAATCGCATTCGAAAGTGCTGCACTGATAGTCAAAAAAGGCTTATTGTATCTATCTGCTGCTGCGGTTGTATCGTTTCCGTAGACAGCATCCACCCTCAATGTGTTTCCCAGAGGAGTTGGTGCGGGCCCAGTTGCTCCCGTGGCTCCCGTGCTGGTTGCGGTTCCCGGTAGTCCTTGTGGTCCTGTAGGTCCCGTAGGTCCGTTTACAGCGGCTGATACCTTGCCTACGCCTGGAATGTAACGGTAAAGGGGCGGACCCGTAAGAGGTGGTATCGTACTCATTATTGTTACTTGGGGCGGAGATTATGTGCCTTATACACGATATCATCGCCCAACTTCATCTTCAAACTGGGATTGAACAACTTACGGTCTGATACTGTGGTGGTGGAATTCCAGATCTTGATAATGTGAAACTGACCTTTAGGAGATAATGTGACACCCACAACAACTTCGTTCTTATCCTTCAGCATCTTGCCTGCGAGACAGTGAACCATACAATCCACAAACACTTGGTGGGTCTCACTCGCGTCAACCTTCTTGGACCACGCGCCACCCTTGTCGTTCTCGGGTGCGTCCCAGAGGACGATATCCATCGCGCATCAAGAAGAACATACCCGAGTTCCATGCCTCGGCGGAGATGGCTTCTACAATAGACCAGAACTCTGCGACATTATCAAAGGTGTGAATCTTGATATAACTCTCCAACGAATAATCATTGTTGTTGGGGTCGTGATACCACAAACAGAATTTCTGGGATAGGTCTGCCATCTTATACAAGGACAAGACTCTCCTGTTCTACCTTTTACGTATACGTTTTGAAAACGGATTCCTGTGAGGAATACAGAGTAGACCTGCCTCTTTCAATATGGACGTTGCAGCAATCTACGCAGTTCGGGGACTTCCCCGCCCTTCTCTTGGTGATGACATTCTCTCTACCATCGCCAAGTTGAAGATTTCCTTTAAACCCGCATTCCGCCGTAATCTTCGTCCCAAACGTCAAGAGGATGACAACTGGAGAAACTCTGCCTTGGCTGCTGCGGTTCGCAAGGTCAAGGAGAAGGATGACCCAGATTACAGCGAGATTGTGAGTAACATTAACAAGTTGAGCAAGTCGAATTACACCAAGTTGATGACGGACTTTCTGGAGCGAATCAAGAAGCGAGATGCTTTGTTCCGGTTGCGGGTCACAACACTCCTGTTTGATTTCGGCGTCAAGTCCACGTTCTTCGCGCCCATCATGGCGGATGCCTACAAGGATATTGTGACGGCTCACCCCGATGCTCTTCAAGATCTCGCAACACAGACCGCGATGTTTGATACGCTCTACGATACAGCCACCATTGTCGTGGTTCCTCACTCTGCTGACCCCGGCTACGATGAGGCCATTCTTGCGTGGACAAAGC